ATAATATCTTTATGAGTTTCTATTTCTTTTTTATTCCATATTTCTAAACATAAATCAGCAATTCTTTTCTCTGCTTTGGCCATGTAGTCTTTATTAGGACATCTATCCCATTCAACTTCATTAACAGTATAGCTATCTCTGCCTGCCATATATATGAGTGTACAAGTCCACCTATAATCTGAATCATACTTTAGATTTGGTAATATCATAGTTCCATGATAATATATGGTCATATTAGGATTATTGTCGATTGATATTTGCATACTCATTCTTTACCTCCTTTTTTTTCCATAAACTTTTCAAGTTTCTTTTCTTTCTTTTCCATTTCTAAGTAATGGGTAAAAGTAACCTCGAGTGCGAGCAACCTATTATGAAGGTCATTTACAGCTCTTCTGAGGAAATCTTTAGATAGTTTTCTTTTTGCCATTAGTACCTTCCTCCTTTAGCTAGTTTTCTTAAAAGATATTGCTTGACTTCCATAGATTGTTTTGAAATCCATTTTACAATCTTTAGAAAGTCCTTTTCGTCAAGAGGCCCTTTTCTACTGTTACAACTTCTACAAATTAATTGTAGATTCCCTTTAGTAGAGTCTCCTCCTTTGGTGAGTGGAACGATATGGTCGCAGACAATGGTATTTATTCTGAGTATCTTATCGCAATACCGGCATTCTTTGCCATAGAAATCAAGGAATAATTCCTTCAAATCTTTACTGCTGATATCAAATATTACACCATTATCATACGACCTTCGCTTAAGCGAGCTTTTTAAAGTTGAAATCTTTCTTAAAAGCTTTTTATGTACCCTTTCCCAAAACGTCTTATGAATTGGATAGAGTACCCGCTTAAATCGTTCCTTCTCTTTCATTTAGCCGGGGTTTGACTCCAGCTTGTATTCAGCAAAATTCCTATTGCGCCTTTTAACAATGGTTGTGGAAATATCCAAACCATCTTTTCTTAGATTATGTATTATAGCAGCAAGCCTTAAAGACCCCCACCTATGTAACGCATCCATAGGAGTTATTTTTTCTCCTCTTAAAAGTGCATTATGAATATTCTCTTGCTGTGTTGTTTGTCTTTGATTTGGTCTATACGCCATGGTTGTCTACTCCAAATTGAAGCGTTATATTAAAACGGTAGAATCCGATATTGAATTGTACGAATCCTCCTCCTTCGTCATGTGCTTGTTGGAATCCAAATCTGAAAAAGGTAAGAATATTTATTAAACAGCCTCCTTCGATTTTTATCCAATTGAATAGTTTGTTAAATTTCTGTTCATCCAAGACTCGCTTGTATGAATCTTTATCCATCCATTCGCTCATGACCTTCTCACTCTCTTAACTTTGTTAATCTCAATACCATCAGGCATTGGCTTATCGTTCTTATCTGCTGATATTGCTGCATTTCGTGCCTTAACTCTATCTATGCTTTCTTTGATTTCAACTTTAATAAAGTCTCTTGAACATATTTCTGGATTTACATCTACTGGACCATAAGTCTCGTACATTTTATATCTTGCAACATCCGTTTCCCAAACACCATCTGCATTCCCCACTTCTTCGATAACCATTGGTAAGAGTATTTTATTTACGAAATCTCTGAATTTATTTATAGAACGCTTTCTTTGTTTTAATCTATCAATCTCATTCTTTAAAGCATCAACTTCAGCATCAATTAAATGTTCTTTACGTTTCACTTCTAAAACAACATAGTCTACTTTATCAATTTTATTCCTTATTTCTAGTTCGAGAGCTTTTCTTGACTCTTCATATTGTGTTAATTTTGTTGAATACTCATCGGAGTCTACATTCTCAGTCTTTTCTAGATAGTCAATATAGTTTTCATTGTCAATGTAATCGCCAATTATATCCCTTGTGGTCCTTTTAACCAATTTCATTTGTACCTCCATCGGTTATTTTTAAACGGAAAGAAGGAGTCCATTTTAAGTAATGGTCTGTAAATAAATCACCATCACTATTCTTAAATAACTCCAGTTTTTTGGTAGGTTTCTTCGCATCGCCTGTTATACCAAGGACTTTCCGTGATGCGTTTTCTATAGCACCACTTCCTTTCCCAGCATACATATCCATAATCTGTTCTCTGGAATAAGAACGGCTAATTTGTGAAATTTGAATAATTATTATATCCATATTCACAGCCATACTACTTAAACGATGTGAAATGTATCGGATGCTTTCATATTCTCCACGAATATGTTTTGGGGGTTCAACTAGGTCAATATAATCAATAATAACAAGTCTTGGGTCGGTTTTTCTTACCATTTCTGCAATTTGCTCAACACTGGGGCTCACAGTCGTAACATTCATATGATTTAATTCATTCTTATGGAATTTCCATAACTCTTTATGGTAAGCGGCTACATCTTTTTTACTTTTATCACTTAGTATTTGTAAATGTCTTCTATGCATATACCACTCTGATAACTCAAGAGATAGAAACAGGGTTGGAATCTGTAATTCTGGGTCTATAATATCTTCTTTGGCATTATATCCCAGAGCTATATTTTGAGCAAGAGTGGTCTTTGAAGAACCAGTAGCTCCAAAGATAGTTACTAACTCTCCCGGATAGATATCACAATCAATCTGTTCAGGTAATCCAAGTAATTTTCCAAGCTGGATAGTTTTCCCTTTAAAGTTAGTATCCATTCTAGTCTCTAAAGATTTCTGCATATCATCAGACTGGAATATATCTATGCTATAGTCTTTGTTTTTATAGTAAACACACTTTGGATTGCAATGCAATGACATGATAGCATCGTTACATTTATAAATATATCCTCTGTTATATGTGTCTTCTATCTTTTTAAGAACTAAATGCTCATCTAATGCTTTGTTATTCCAATGTAGAATAGCAGACTTTGCAGCATCAGATGTTATCCCAGACTTTCTATAGTGTGCAGCCAATCTTAATATTGCATTGTTTCTTGTACCTTGGACTGGACCAAGCTTATATACTGTTTGTATACAAGTCACATACTTTGAAGGCTCAGTTACATTTGCTAGAGTTCGTATTCCGGGGACATCTTTTCTAATATGCTCTTTTAATTCACCTTCACCATAATTTTCTTCTGTTGGCTCTGATATTGGAAGTCTTTCTTTAGCACGCTCTTGTATCCAAGTATAATCATTCATAAAAAGGTCATTTTTAAGAATTGGAATCTTATAAAGACCAGCTTTAGCGTTTAGACTTGCATCGCATCTTATCATTGCAGTTCGCATATATACCGACATGTCGATGTAATTAAACATACCCTTCATCGTTTCTCTTACTATATAAGGCAAATCTCGAGATGTTTCAAATCCAAAGGCATCAGCGTGAATCATTACATGGTAACCAGTTCCACTAAAGTATATGGAATAATTACCTTCCTTAGCACCATAGTCTTCTAATTCATAAATGAATCCTCTTACGGTGTCAAGAGTAAACTCGTCTGTATTCTGACCTTTGTCGATATCAATAGGTATCCAATCTATGCCTCGTGTCCCAAGGAAATCCTTGAGACTCCCCTTGATTTTTCTGTAATCTATAGCATCTTCATAATAAAGATATGTGCTACGATATACAGCTTGCTCTTTGCCTTCATTATAAATTAAATCGGGCAATGTATCAAGGGGAATCAGCAGCCCCCGTTTCCGGGGACTGCCGACTGCCACCTCAATGTACACAGGCTAACCTATCAAAAGGGAATTTGACTGGATGTGGAGGAAGGGGTGTCTCCCTCCTGAGTGGTTTCGCCTGTATATTCTTTTAGGATGTTTTTCTGCCGGAGGAAGGCTACATATGACTTTAAGTCAGCTATCCCTTTAGTCGTATTCATAACGATTTTGGGACAAACTCTGGTATAGGCTTTTCCTTTATCGGCAATCCATTCCTTATATACGAAAATATGGTATGGATTTACTTCGGATGTTAATGCGTCGTCTTTGATATGATTTTTAGATAGATAATCGTCAAGTTTTGGGATGATATTTCCATCATTGTCTTCCCATTCTCCCTTTACATTGGGTCCGCCTGTGAATCCAATGGCATCAAATAAGTAGTATATTCTATTTAATAGAGAACAACTCTTTATATTACCATTATCTTCTTTATCGTAAGTTCCTTTAAGGGAATAGATTACTGGGTATTGACTGGATGGTACTCGGAATGTTACATCAATGAAGATGTCTGCCCATGTGAATTCTTCTGAACGGTCGTTAAAATCAACGATTTGTCCTTCCATGAATCCTCCAAATGAACTTCCTACTCCATTTGCTGTTGCTGTTGGTCTAAACCTTGGCATTGGTTTCCTCCTTTTCAAAGGTTAAGATTTGTTGTTTAATTGAGTCATAGCTAAGCTCTAATGTTTTCTGGGCAAGAGGTTTTAACCTGCTACCTACAGTTCGTTCATCATAAGCTTGAAAAGATATATAATATCCTTTACTATCTTTGTCTGCAGTACAATAACCAATCACATCAGCTTTAGCAGTTAATGCATAGGCTAATCCTCTTGGTAAATCCGGAGATAATTGTACTTTACTGTCTTGAATTTGGGTACTTTTTGAGTGACTTATTAAAATTAAGTTAGCTCCTTTACTTTTGAGAAAACCTTGAAATCTTTTTACAATATCAAGATTTCTACGTCTGGCTTTTCCCCAGTCTGCACCCCATTGTCCTTCTCCCATAGCAGTGATACCAAGTTCCTTGACTACTTCGTCTTGTATCCATTCATTAACTTCATCAACGGTATCAAGTACTACAGTTTCATAAGGTAATTTGTCCCATTCATCATAGAGCCACATGAAAACTTCTTGGAGAGAATAAACTTCCATTGGTTTTCCTTTGTTTTTTCCTATCCTATGATAAAAACCTCTTTTATTTGGTGGGAGTATCTTTGATTGCGGGCGACCTTTATTGTCATAAACTTGTTCGCCTTTTTCTTTTATTAGTTCCTCGGGTGGATTTAGACTGTTAACGGTTACTGTATTAGCCCCCTCAACAAAGTCTACGCCCAAATCGGTATCTATTAATAGAACACCTTCTGAGCCTTTCTCACTCCATGCACTGGCAGCAGTAGTTTTACCCGTTTTGGGTTGACCGATAAAATACCAAGTCAACCCTCCGGGCATTACTGACCAATCTGTGGAGATACTACGGACTTTAATATCCATGTTCTTTACTCCATCTTTAATGGTTTAACTAAATTATCTTTTTCAAGATTTAACGGCAATAGACCAGCCCAAATATACGAATAATAAGGCTTATTCGCAACGCAATTAAAGGCCTGATTCACTCCTAACCCACCTATAATACTACTTGCAAAAATCGTATGTTTCATTGTACACGGAGCTGGCTCAATCTGACTATCTGAAACCCAATGCTTATCAAAGATTTCTTCTTCTTTTCTACCAAAACCACCGGGTCTATGAGTAATTGTAACCATTTCTAAGCTTAAAGCACTCATTCTTAAATCAATAAGAAATCCTTTCCCTTCTTCTTTAGTTTGTGTAGTCCATGCTTCATAAACCTCAAGTCTCGTGTCCATACTATCTAAGCAGGTTATTACTTTATTACTCATTGTTCCACCTGTCTTCCACTTACCTTCCCCCTTCTCGAACTTAGTTGCTAATCCAGAATAAGCTTCTACTGTATCTTTAGCAGCTTCAAGTTTTGAGCTACCCACATAATATAAAGGATAAGTTGTACTGCTAAGATTGTGAGCTTCTAATTTATCATCATCCCAACCTATAATCTTATCCCATCCCATTATGGATAATAGGGTGACAACGGTAGAACCGATGCCACCCAAACCTATAACAGTAATCTCGTTTAACAGTTTCTGGTCTATCAAATCCTTATTACGCAGGAATCTATTTATAGTATGATTGAAAGGATGTATTCTATCAGTCATATTAGTACCTAAATCCTGTACCACTAAAGACTCCATAGGGATTATCCACACCAAGCTTCTTCATTTCAGCATGCATTTCAGCATGAGACATGCTATTCTGAGGGTTTTTGAATTTGCTCCAAATATCCTTACCCTTTTGCAATGTCTCTTCATCCAGAATAACATCATTGTCATAACCATTATAGCCACTGCCCCAACCGAAACTTCCTTGATATCCATTTCGAGGGTAATGAGTAGTAATAGCTGTAGTTTTAGCCTCAGCTTTGATTTTCTTAGCTATTTCTTTCCATTCATCTTTAGCAGAAGGAACTGCTAATTCAATCTCTTCGTCTTTAAAGATACTAATTTTACCATACTGGTCAAGATAACTAAATCCAAATGCAAACTGTTTATCAGCTTTAGTAGAAACTACTAAACTAGGATAGAAACCTTCTTTTGGTGCCATTTCTTCTAAAGTATTAGTATCTGTCCCCGAGAAGAAAGCTCCCATAGTATGATGAGAATGCAATAGTCCTATATAACATTTCTTTAAGTCTTTATTCGCTTTATATTTCTTTTTTAATATTTTCGCAAAATCATCTGAATCCCATTCCGTACTCGATGTGTCGCCTAAATCTAAAGGATGGAAATCCATTAATTGAAAATCCTCTGGAAATCCCTCTTCGGTTGATTTAGATTTGAAATACCATGCTGGTCCAGACCATTCTTTAGACGGAAATGTCCGCAGAAAATAGTTCACTTTGTCCAGCATTGGTTGTGTGATTAGTAAGCTCATCAGAGAACTCCTTTGTTAGGTTGTTTAGTTTAGAGATTTCCCGCTCATATGTTCTTATAACCCACATATCTAGAAAACTTCTCATAAATTTATAGTCCATGATTAGTTTTAAAATATATCTGCCATAATAAGCATTTGAAGCCCATGGGTTTTCTTGTGTTAATGTACGCTCATCAAACTCTTGCTTATCCATAAGATTGTATATATCACTGTAGATTTCTTCTATTTTATTTAATGAACCTAGATTATCAGCTATTTTACTATTAGTTACTTGCATAGGGTCAAGATTAGACCAATGAGTATTAATTTGAGTCGTAGCAATGTACTGTTCTATACAATGCTTTGCTCTACCCATCATATCTCTAAAGAAATTCATTGGACGGATTCCATTTAAACTCTGCATAAGAGTTGTTGTACCACTCCTACTATCAGCTAATGTCCATCCATATCTTTGAAGATGGTGAATTCTTAAATAACCAATATCATTCATACTACTCCAATACTGTTGCGGTGTTTCTGTTAAATGTAAACCATGAATTCTATTTAATATTTCGCAAGTTCTTACGCTATCAACCATTTTCACTTGTAAGTAAGCATCATATTTAGATAGAAAGGAATCAGTATAATAACCGAGTTCATGCTTTTGCTGCATAGCTAACCTTGCAACGCCCCAACCAGTATCTTTTCGAAGCAAATCAGGAAAATGAACTCTCAGATATTGACTATCTATACCATCCCAATGACATTTTCTTCTCCCTTTAATAGCAGGAAAATTATAGGTATGTCGATACTGATGGTTAATATTCCAAAAAGGACTTATAACTGACCAAGTACATAAATAACCCTTTATATCTTTCATAAATACTTTAGCATAGCCATAATCTGAA